ACAAACTCAGGAAATAGTATTCCTGATTGTACATTTCTTCTTTATCGCCACGTGCTAGGATAACCCGATCAATCTTGTCTTGGTTGATGGCTTCTTTCAAAAAGTGATTAGTTGACGATGTAATGTAATTGTCCATTGAGACATCACCACCGTGGACACCAATATACTTCTCGTTAGTTTCGCGATTAGTTAAGCCGTACAAAATCCAATTAGACATAATAAACCTTTCAAGATATAGATATATTATACCCTATTCTTGAATAAAAGTAAAGCCCTCAAAACCCTTCTAGAGTCAGGGGTTTCTGGCTAATTGCAAGGTCAAATATCTCTACGCAGCCACCTTTTCCCTTTTTATGGATGGCGTTATTGATCATTTGGTCTGTATAATCGTAATCTCCCGTGGAGAAAGTATCACCGTCAATTCTGAAAATACTTAATTGACACCCAGACTTCTGCTTACCCCAGAACTTAAAACCAATCTTAGTATAGAAACCAACGGCATCTGGTTCAGATGATACTCTGAAGTACAAAGCACCTTTACTCTTAACCAGCTTCAATGATTCTTCACATAGAATCTTAGCTGCGCCTTTGCCTCTATGTTTAGCGAAGGTGTGAAGCAGTTGTAGGTTAGCAACGAATGGGCGTCGCTTAGAGATAGTGGTAATGATAGCAGCCATTAACTCACCATCATCGCTGAAGACGCCATAGCAATAATCCCACTGTTCCTGCATATCCGCTTTGGCTACGAAAGTCTTAGCGAAGTTATCAGCCTTCTCAGTGGAGATTGCTTTTACGAATACATCACGTGAACACTTAGACAACTTCAACGAAGGTTCTCTCTTTCTTGCCACGTGTTTCTGGGTGCTTGGTTTTCTCCCAACCAATAAACTGAGCCAAGTCCCATTGCATTGGAGGGAACTTGTAGTTATTAGCAGAGATTAGTTCGTTGACGCTTGGACCATCGTTCAAAGCTGCGTCTAGGAAATCTTCTACAAAACGGAAGCATGATTCCAATTCAGTTCTATCCAATGTACCACGGAACAAACGGAACTCAACTGTATCAATATGCTTCAGCGCATACATGTTAATAGCGAAACGGAATGGACGACCCATTGATACGCCATCTTTACCAGCAGCGTGCATCTTAATGAATGAATCAAAGTCAGTTGCCTTGTTGATAATGTTATCGCTCATGTAATCAGGCATTGGGCGACCACCGTCAAACTTGAGATACATCTTAGAACCTTTGGCACCCTTCATCTGATTGTGCTCAAAGAAACCATATACTTGATCAATGGCTGCTGCTTGGTTTTCTTTAACATACTTTGTCAGCTTTTTAAGAGCATTGATATCATCGCGAAGTCCAGGAACTCGGCAATGAATATGAGTATGAGCAGTCACACAAACGGTTGGTTCGTGACCAGCATCAGCGAATAATTGTTTCAGTTCAAAGTAACGGTCAACTTGGTCTTGCCAAGTGCGTGTTGGTTTAGTATTAATTTCTCCACCAAACGGTGGCTCTAAACCTAATGGGTCAGCGCATACGTTTTTGTATGGATCGCGAAGGTTAATAATATCACGCTCTGAATATTCCCATGAACCTAAGTTCTCTGGAATTGAAAAAGAGCGAGGAATATCTCCCCACTCTAATTCCATACCGTATGTAAAATCACTTTTGTTATACATGTTGTAGATCCTTATTACCAGTAACCTCAACTTCAAGATTCATAGTTAGTTCTGAATCAAAAGTCAAATAGGTGTCCATATTAACTTCAATTGATGCAGCTTCAATTCCTGCACGTTTAGGAATATCCGCAGTAGAAGTAATTATAACTCCATTCTCTAAAGAAGTCAAGTATAATGGTCTTTTACCATTTCTGAAAACTTTGAGGTTTTTGTCTCTTGACAACACGCACACTGATAGCGAGGCGTCTTTCCATCTTCCGATAGGTGATACATTTTCTTCAATCGTGTGTAAAAGAAGTTCTGTATCGTTTTTAGTAGTGCAGTCATAACTGTATAACTCCTTCCAATTCTCAGGTAATTCTTGAGTAATAACACCGTTGTGAACAACTGATGTATTATCATTACTGATTGGTTGGTTATATTCCAAATCAGATGTTGAATAACGGCAGTGACCAACTAGATACAAGTTACCATCTTCATTAACATAATTGTCAAAGTTAAACGGGAATTGATCAGCTGGTACTGCTAGTTTTTCTGTAAAGATTTTATTGCCTTTAACATAAGACAAACCAGTAGCGTGCATTCCTCGAATTTTAGATTCAAGGAACACAAGTTTTAACATAGCGAAATCCTCACCAGTTGGTTTAGTAAGGATTGTTCCAATAACAGCGCACATTAGCCGAAGAACTCGTCAAGTGAAGAAGCATTTGATTCTGGGTGCATCTTCACAGTTTCAGCTTCACCGACTTCAGCTTTACAGAAGTCGTACCATTCTTTAGACTCCCACATACCAGCGTACACACCGTTGAAGCGTGGACGATAGTGAGGGTTGTTCACGTCGTTCTTGCAGTGGTCAACGAACTTACGGCGAGCGTTTTCGTATTCCATGGAACCAAGTGTCAACATACCTTCGTGGAAGAACGCAATGATAGAGATACGTTCAGCGTTAGGGTCGTCTAGAATAAGTTCAGTATTCCCGTGTAAGCCAGCCATGTTATTAACAAACAATAGATCACCTGGACGAATGTTACAAGCATAACCAATTTCAGGGAAAACAAGATACGCACCTCTATAAGAATCAGAGTTACTAAACACGCAGATATTAGCGAAACCATCATCCATGTTTGCGGGGTCATAGTGAGCGGCAGTTCTGAAATTACGGTTCACTGTAATTGTACTGAACGGAGTATTTGGTACCAAGAAGCGTTGGTCAACTTTATCAGCTGCAGCTTTCTGGTTACCGTAACGCCATGGTAGCAATTCCTGGAACGCTTTAGATAAGTGTTGAAGGTATGGATATGACTTCTTGAACTTATCAAATTGTTTCTCAGTGTAAGAAGTAGCACGACCATAAGGGATACGTGGGTAACGATCATACCAACCAGCAATGCCAGAGTTCACTGGGTTAGCATAAGTTGTCTTAGAGATTAGGTTATCTTCAACCCAAGCTGCGTCAACTGATGCTTCAGCTGCAGGTTTACGGCGAGTGTTTTCAACCCAGTCATCAAACTGGAATGCTGCATCAGCAACTGAATCACGGAGCCATACTTGAGCACGGTTAGATGCTTGATCGCGACCTTCTGCATATTTAGTTTGGATAGCTTCAATTGGGTCTTCACCTAATAGGTTGCCTGAACCCTTCTTGAAGGCTTCAATGATATCCCATTGATACGCTGTAACCCAATCACGACCTTGTAGCTTCTCGCCACGTGGACCAGCTGCGGTGCCACGGTTTTGTGTTTCAGTGGCTGCGTCACGAAGACCTTCGTATGCAGACTTAACCATTTCATCACTGAAGTAGTTCTTACGGAATTTGAAAACGATGTTACGCTCATCCAATGCTTCCTTGCAGTTGCCGCAGTCTTTGTCGCAGTTTGGATCAGATAGATCAGTTGAACACTTTGCAGGAAGGTACAAGTCCATATCGCTTTCAACTAGCGTATGGTAATGGGTTTCATTCAACCAAGTACCAACTAAGTCTGGGCGTGGAACAACCTCTGGTGCTTGAAGCACAACAACCTTCACATTTCTACCAGCATCAATACTCATAATCATTCTCCTTAAAATTTAAATCCGCTAAAATCGCCTGTCTTTTGCATACGTGAACCAAAGTCGCTCTTATCGAAGACTGGTTTATCATCTTTCATATGCCCTGTATCAGACAGACCTTCCTGCGCAGATGCTTCAACATCATATAACTTCATTTTGCTACGATCAATACCAACAACAAAACGCTTGTAGTAGTTGGGGTCATTATAACGGTTCTTCAGTTGTTTAACAATAATCTGGTTCAGGTTTTCCAGTTCTTCACTTGATACTAACGCAAACATAAAGTCAGCGGTAGCAGGCAAGCCAAACGATTCTGAAGTATCTTCAAGTCCTGGGTCAGAGTTAGCGTAACCAGAACGGGTCGTTTGAGTTGCGGAAACAATCGGTACATTATACTCAACTGCCAAACCACGAAGCTCTTCTGCAATAGACTTTACCAACGTATATGAATTGACGTTAGAGCCAGCCTTCATCCTTTGCGAGGAACAAATATTTAGATAATCTATAAACACGATATCTGGAACAAATTCACGTGTCAATTTTAGTTCTTCAAGCAAAGCACGGAAGTGACCAGCGTGAGCCGAAGCAGTTGGATATTCCTTGACGATTAACTTGCCTTGGGTTTTCTTCTTCAGCTTTTCGATACGAGTTTCGTAAATGTCTTTATCAACAACCTTCAGTTCATCCATGGTCAAGTTCAAGAGGT